GGGGTGGTCAATATCGGAGGGAGAGGTCTTGCGGGCACGCGGGTAGTGTCCCGCCCGTGGCTGGTTTTGGGATTTTACCGCCCCTCCGGGGATTGGGCGAAGGCTTCGATGAATGCTTCGACGCCGTTGTTGATGAGTTGGACGATTTGTTTGTTGTTCGGCGGTGTCGCGACGAGTTTCACGTTTCCGATGCCGGGGATTGTGGGGTCGATGGCTGTGGGTTTGATCTCGATTGGCATGTCTAGTTCGACGCTGGCTAGGTCGGTGCTGAGGTTGCCGACTGTGACTCCGATGTGGAGTGTGAGTGGCACTGGCCTGATGATTTGTTCGCTGGGCATTGTTTGCTCCTATGCTGTTATGATCCATTGTCTGCTGAGTGTGCCGATTGGTGTGGCTGGGTCTTTGTTGCCGCGCAGGTTGTTGCATTGCGTATGGCTTGGCCTGAAGCCGGCCGGGTCATGCTGGAGATCGGGGCGTTTGGTCACCGGGTAGAAGTGGTCGAGGTTGTACGAGTCATCGCTGCTGTTCTGCGGTGCGTCATAGTCGATGGGCATTCCACACAGCCAGCAGACCGCATGCTCGGCCTTGCACTTCAGGAAGAACGCCTTGCGGTCCTTCTCGAACTGGCGTCCGCCCTTTCTGACCTTTCTGCTGGGAGCCGTCATTCTGTGGCCTCCCTTCGCGGGATCGGGCATAAGAAAACCCCGAAGCGCAAGCGCCCGGGGTTTCAAAGTATCCAAGTGGTTACAAAAATAACCAACGCTAGTAGTTCTAGCGGTGACAGTTTGCGTCTGTCAAGACCTTCGGCGTGTCACTTGTCTTTGTCACGTCGGGTGAAGGTCTGCCAGACATCCCATACGTTGTAGACCGGATTGCCGTTCTCATCCACGTTCACCGGTTCCAGAATCCCTCGTTTCGCCCACTTGGTTATCGTGTTCGGCTTGACCGCCACCCCATAAGGATCCATCCACCGCGCGATGGCCGCCGCAGTGCCCTGAGCTCCACCGAGAGCCAGTCTCAGGACGCTGGCCTGCTGCACATCCTTGATCCGCCACTCGCCTCGGCAACGGTCACAGGCCTTGTACCCCGAGAACATCTCCAGCTCAGTGCACCACAGCTCATAGCCGCACTTCGGGCATGGACCGATCATCTTGCACGCCGGCGGCGGGTTCAGCATCCGATCCATACGCTCGGCGGCGAGCGCGATTTGCTCGGTGATGGTGTCGGCGTCGTCGTGGGTGAGGAGGTTGGTTTCGTGGAGCATGATGCCTTTGAGGAGTGCTGGGACGGCCATGCCTCGGTGTGGGTGTAGGCCTGCGGCTCGGGTGAGTTTGCGTGTGAGTAGGTCGATGTCTTGCTTGAGTTGCCATGCGTCGATGTTGACGGGGATGGGTGCGATGCTGTGGGTGCCGTTGCCGGTGCTGCGTGCCATGATGTTGGCTTTTTTGGCGGCGATGAGGCTGAGTATGGGCCAGCCGTCTTTGAGGGTTTGCAGGTGGTTGTGGAGTTGTTGGGCTGGTGTGGGCATGGTTCCTCCGGGTCCGTCAGTGTGGTTTCTGCTGCTGTTCGGTTGGCTTCATGCCCGTTGCCTATTGTCTCACGGGTTGGTGTTGGTTTTTGGCGGTGATGGTGGGTATTCGATGTAGTAGTTGGCGCCGTAGTTGTCGTAGATGAAGCTGGCTTCGCGGGCGAGCGCGGTTTTGATTTGTCGGTAGGTGAGGATTTTGCCGTGGCGTTCGGTCATTTGGCTACGCCTCCGGTCACTGGGTCGATAAGTTCGCAGTCAATTGCGTCGATGTGGTCGCCGGTTTTGATTTCGACGCAGAAGCGTTTGATGTCGCCGGTGGTTTCGATTTTTTGGATGGTGGTTTGTTTGGGTTGGTCGTTGCCGGTGGCGATGGTGTAGCCGATGAGTCCGATGGCGGCGATGAGGGTTGTGGCGGCGATGAGTGCTATGAGGGCAAAGAGGAGGCCGGTGAATTCTTCGAGGGTCCAGTCTTTGAAGATGTGGTTGAGGAGCTTGTTCATTGGTTGTCCTTGGTGTTGGTGTGGTCGAGGTGGTCGAAGTGGTCGAGGATGGTTGCGGCGAGCAGTCCGATGGTGCAGAAGGCGAGGGTGAGTGCCACGTATGCGGCGGGTCCCCAGATGGGTAGGAGCACGATCCACCAGCTCCAGTCGGTGATGTTGGCGAGGCGGAGTGCGGTGAAGACGACGCCGAGGAGGTTGATGGAGAGGATGGTTTTGCCGAATGTGGTGAGGGTGGCGCGTGCGTTGCGGGTGGTGTTGGTGCGTTTCATGCGGTGTGGTCCTTGATCTGTCGGCGGATGGTTCGGTATTCGGTGATGTCTCTGGTGAGGCAGTCGTGGACGCGGTGGGTGCCGTGCTGGTGGTGTTGGTAGGGGTTGTGGCCGAGTGATTGCCATAGGAGGCGCAGGCTGGTCAGGTCGAGGGCCCGGTAGTGGAGTTGGTTGACGAGGAAGCCGTGGTAGTCGTGTCGTTCGAGCAGGTGGTCGATGGCGGGTAGGTCGAAGTGCTGGACGTTGGTGCCTGCGGGGTGGAGGGTGAGGCCTTGGTTGGTGGTGAGCCGGTCGATGAAGTCGGCGAGGTGGCCGGCGGTTTCCTGTTCGCTGCTGCCTGCTTGTTCGCAGTCGGCGAGGAGGCCGTTGGCGGTGTGCATTTTCAGGGCGGGCAGCGCGATCTCGAGGAGCTGGCTGGAGTCGATGTGGATGAAGGTCTCGTAGCGGCCGTATTCGGTGTTCGTGTCGAGGCTGGTGCAGATGGCTCCGATTTCGAGTATCGAACAGGTGTTCGGGTCGAGGCCGGTGGTTTCCACGTCGAGCCAGAGGAGCGCGGCGGTGGGGTTCGGTGTGATGGGGTCGCCGCCGACGGTGATGGTGTGCGCGTCGCTTGTGTTCATGGGTTTCCTAGCCTTTCAGGACGGTGAGGGTTTTGATGTGGGGTTGGAGGATCGCGGTTTCGTGTTTGGGGCTGATGCTGAGGATCCGCATGCCTTTGAGGTTTTGCTCGGCGTCGTCGAGGGTGAACCGTGTGGCCTGGTAGCCGTCTCGTGGCGGGCTTGCTTTGAGTCGGCCGTCGATGATGGTGCCGGTCTGGGTCATGAGGATGCAGCGCGCTCCGTCGAGCTCCGTGGGTTTGGCGGTGCGCCAGTCGATGGCCTCCTGGACTTTGCCGTTCATGCGATGGCCTCGAGTCCGTCGACGTGGATGCCGAGTTCGGCGAGTTCGTCCGGTTCCCCGTAGCAGATCAGGGTCACGATGTCGGTGGGCGCCTTGCCCTGGCCGAGGAGTCTGGCCACGGCCGGAATCCATGCGCGACGGGCTTGGTCGTCGGGTTGGCGGCATTTGAGCGGCGTGCTGCTGTCCACGAGTTTGCGCGCCCTGCGTTCCAGCTCCGAAGCGGCCGGATCCGAAGCGTCGGTCATGCCGGTGCCGAGTTTGGCGCCGTTCAGGCCGATTTCCTTGCCGCGGCGCAGCCAGTTGCGGAACGCCGGCGCCGGGTCGGCCGGATACCTGCCGTTGGCGGCGAGCGCGTCGCGGAATTTGGCGAGCTCGTAGTCGAGGTCGAGTCCGAACGCGTCGGCGAGCGCGATGTGCGACTGGTCGGGCTGGAAATCGACGAGCGTCTGGCGTGGATCCGTGGCCGGCGTCGTCTTCGGCTTGGTCTTCGGTTTTGGGTTGGTTTTCGGTTTTTTCGCGCGCGTACTCTCTCTTGACGGTTCTATTGACGGTTCCTTTGACGGTTTGGGTGAAGCCTGTTTCACCCCTAAAGCGAAGTGGGTTTCACCCGTGGGGTGAAGTGGGTTTCGCCCGTGGGGTGAAGCCTGTTTCACCTGTGGGGTGAAGCCTGTTTCACCGGTGAAACTGGTTTCGGGGGTGAAGTCTGTTTCACCCCTGTTTTCCGCGTCCTGTCGCGGTTCTTCGGGTTTTTCGGTTTTGTTTTTCTTGGGGAAGAGCTTGTAGACGACGGGTCGGCGTCCTTTGGCGTATTTGCCGACGAGTTTCTGGTCGCCCTTGCGGATCAGTCCCTTTGCCTCGAGTTTTCTGAGGAGAAGTTGGATGCTGCGTTCGGATTTCTCGACCTCTTGGGCCATGGTGGCGACGCTTGGCCAGGCCATGCCGTCGTCGTTGGCGTAGTCGGCGAGGACGATGAGGAGGAGTTTGGCGGTGCTGTCGCCGTGGAGTTTTGTTTTCTTGGCGCGTGCGACGAGTTCGATGCTCATGATTCGCCTCCGATGATGATCTGCTGGATGCCGCCGTGGTGGGACGGCTGCTCGTTGTCGTCGTTGTCGTGTCCTGGTTCCGGCGCATGGCCGGTGGGTTGTTTCCAGCCGAAGCGTGGCTCGTTGTCGAGGATCCACAGGTGGCGCATGTTGGCAACGTTCTGCACGTACCGCTGTGGCGGGTAGCATTCGACGGCCCAGCAGTCCTCGCCCATGGTTTCGTTCTTGATCTGCTGAAGTGCGTCCCAGCTGATGCCTTCGCGGTATTCGCCCGTGTATCGGTCGATCTGGACGCGGGTGATGGCGAGCCGTTTCATGCCGCTGTCGCGGTCGATGTAGAGCATGGCCTGGTAGTCGCGGCTTCTCCATGCGCGCAATGGTTCCGCGTCCGGGCCAGGATAGTCGGGGTCGTCGCGGAATTCCTTGAGCCAGTCCATGTCCTGTTCGACCATGTGCCGGCTGTGCACGTGGCGGTTCATGTTCTCGACGTATCTGCTCATGGTTATCTCCTTTTCAGTAGGTCGAGCGCGGTTTTGTGGCCTTCGTCGGTGAGCGCCCAGTTGTCGTAGAAGTCGGGTTGGATGAGCCCGCGTTCCTCCAATGCGGCGAAGGTGCGGCTGTTGTTGGAGGTGGCGGGCAGCATGGTGTGGTTGAAGAGCGCGATCAGCAGTTCCCTCATGGTGGGCGCGAGCCGGTCGAGACGGCCTCTGGCTTCCCTGCGGCTCATGGCTGTTCCTCCGAATGCCGGTAGAGGCTGCGTGATGCGGCGGCGAGCGCCCTTCGGGTCTGGTTGAGGCCTGTGAGCGCCTGGGTGAGGTGTTCGAAGGTGTCTTCGGGGGCTCCTTGGTCGCGGATCGCGTTGACGATGCTGATGAGCGTGTCCGTGAGGGTGCTGGCGGTGTCGATGCGGCCTACGGCGAGCGCCTGTTGGCGTTTCATGCGTTGTGTTTCGTGTTGCGGGCTCATTGCTGGTCCTTCCGGGTGGTGAGGCTGCCGTCGAGTGCCTGTTGTTCGCGGCTGCTGGGTTGGTGGCCGAGCCATGCGAGCGCCTGGTAGTAGACGTTGACGGTTTTGAGGGTGCTGCCGTAGCCGGTGTCGTCCCATGTTTCGGGGGTGATGCGTGCTTCCTGGCGGGCGAGCATGACGAGGGTGAGTTGGCGGAGTTCCTGGCCGGGTTTGTCGGCCCGGCGGCGCAGCTCGTTGAGGTTGGCCGTGGTGTCGAGGTGGTAGATGCCTTCCTTCGGGTTCTTGTGCTCGTCGGGCAGGGGTTTGCCGCTGATCTGGTTGTAGGCGGTGATCATCTGGTCGCGTTGGTTGGCGTCGAGGCCGGTGGGTAGGTAGGTGCCGGTGCCGATGGTTTCGAGTCTGGCGAGGGTTTGGATGGCGTCGCGCATCTGCTGGCCGGTCCAGTCGGTGCTGGTTTTGCGGATCCACTCGCGTCGGAGGCGGCTGCTGGTGGTCGTGTATTCGCGTAGTTTGGTCTTGCGTTCGCGTTCCTTGGCGGTGATGGCCTTGAGTCGTTCGACCTCCGCGGTGTTTTCCGTGGGATCCTTGGGGGTCGTGGGTTCGGCCCATCCGTAGCAGGAGTTTTCGGTGGTGAGGATGAGGCTGGCGGGGTTGCCGCCGTTGTTCAGGTATTCCTTCCATGATTCGGCGAATGGTTTCGACGTGGTGGGTGCGTGGGTGGCGCCGTAGCCGTCCATGTCGGTCCACAGGTTCTTGACCTTGATGGCGTGCAGGTGGTTGGCGGTGATGTATTCGTCGGCGGCCTGGCGCCATTGGTTCATGCGTTTGTGGTCGCGCGCGTTCTCGAGTTCCCACCGCCAGTCCGGGCTTTCGGCTTTCTCGGCGAGCTTCGCCTGCGTCTCGGGGTCGTCGTTGAATTCAGCGAGCGCGTCGAGCTGGCCGAGGGTGAGCTGGCTGAAGTCCTTGGCTTTGCCGCGGGTGGTCTGCGGGATGCCGGCGATCTTGATGCGGCGGCGCACGAAGCTGGCGCTGCGGCCGGTTTTGTCGGCGAGTTCGTCGATCGATGCGCCGAGGTCGAGGAGTCCTTGGTATCCGTCGGCTTCCTCGATGGGGGTCAGGTCGGCGCGTTGCGTGTTCTCGATGAGCATGATCTCGCGTTCCTCCCTGTCGGTGAGGTCGCGGATGGTGCAGGGGATCATGCTCAGGCCGGCTTTGATGCAGGCCTGGTAGCGGCGGTGGCCGATGACGATCCGGTAGAGGGGTTTGCCGTCCTTATCGTTGCCGGCCGGGGTGACGAGCAGCTGCTGCTGGAGTCCCTGGGCCTTGATGCTGGCGGCGAGTTCGGTCACGTCGCCCACGCTCTTGCGCGGGTTGGCCGGGTTCGGCTTGAGCTGCGTGGCGGGGATGTCCACGATCAGCGGGCTTGTGGCGTTGGTTTCCATGGGGGCGGGTCACTGTTCCTTGAGGTCGTTGGACATGGTGGTGGGCATCGGGGTGCGGGGCAGGCGTTTGCGGCGTGCCCGTTGGCGTTGGTGTTCGAGCTGCTGGCGTCCGTGCTTACGCTTGGCCATGCTTGTCGTCTCCTTCGGTGGTTTCGGTGATGTGGAATTCGAGCCTGTGCAGGCCTTTGGGTGCGATGGTGGGGCTCATCCGGTAGAAGGGGCCTTCCACGTGCCTCCAGTTGTCGTCCGGCCATAGGCCCGCTTTGGTGAAGCCGTCGATGATGGGTTTGCCTACGTTGTCGGCGTTGCTGGGGTCGGCGCGGCTTCGGCCGTTGGGCGGGTACTGCACGTACACGTCGAGCCGGCAATGCTCGAAGCTCACTCCGTCGTGCCGGTTTCTCCAGTCGGCAGCTTCGGCCCAGCCGAGGCGTTTGAGGGTCTGCATGAGCCGGTTGTGCGCGTACCAGTTGCCGTGCGAGCCGTTGTCGTTCTTCCACAATGGTTTGGGGATTTCGACGACGATCACATGCGTCGTATTCATCGTGGCCTCTTCGCGGTTTTCGGATTGTCGCCCGGATATTGGGCGCAGACTATCCATTTACCTTCGTGCCGGTGGTCGGACGCCACCTCCACACGGTAGGCGCCCTTGGGCGTGAAGGCCTTGATGTCGCCATGCAGGATCCGCTGCTTGAGGTTTAACGCGGCGCGACGCTCCATGTTCTCGCCGATGACGGCGATGCGTCCCTCGAATCTGCGCAGGGCTTTGGCGGGTTTCGACCATTTACTTTCCGGCCGTGCGGGCTTGACGTGGATGTCGGCGGGCCAGTCCGCGATGAACCGGACCGAGCGCAGCAACGCCAGATCCTCGTCCTTTTCCACCGTCCGGGCTTCGGATTCCACTGGTTTCGTCTCAGTGGGATCCGACAGCAGTGAGGCCAGCGGCTCCGGCCGGGATTCGGCGGGCTTGTCGCCTTCGGTTCCGGCCCGCACCGGCTGGGTGATCACGCTCGGCGTGACGCCGGGGCGCTGCAGGCCGTGTTTCCTGCAGTACCGTCCCACGGCGAGCCGTTCGGACTGCTCCAGCTGGTCCCAGCCGTCGCGCAAAGCGATGGCATACAGTTGTTCGAGCTCCTGCTGCGTGTACTTCGGTTTGGTCATCACCACTCCCCGGTATCGAAATCGTCATCGTCCCCTACGGCTCCCGCATAACCCTGCGCGGGAGTCGGCGCGGCCTGGTATCGTCCGCCGTTCCGGCCACCGTTTGTTTTCGTGATCTGCACGGTGGCGCGCTGCAGGCTGGCAGCGATGTCGTCGATGACGTATCTCGTGGACCATCGCTCCGTGCCGTCCTGCGCGGTGAACCGGTCGGTCTTCGGCCTTGCCACCGCGATCACCTGGGAGCCTTTCGCCAGACTCGCGGCGATGTGTTCGGCCAGACCGCGCCATGCCTCGCAGTTCCAGCTCGTGGGCGTCAGATCGACCGGCTGGCCGGCCGTGTCCTTCTCCCAGCCGCTGGACAGGATGCGCAGGTTCACGACCGGCGTGGCCTGTGCGCCGACGGTTCTGAGCTCCGGGTCCGCGGCGAGTCTGCCGCGGATGATGACCATGCTTGGATCCTTCGCCATCTACTCCTCCTCTTCCTGTTCGTCGTCGGTGAGATATGGTTCGAGTTTCTGCACCGCCCACGGTGTGGCGAGCGCCGCGCCGCAGCCCACGTAGACGATCAGGGCGATGGTGTTGCCCACGGGGTGCATGCATCCGTCGTGCGTGAGCAGCCATGCCAGGGCGAGCAGCGTGACGGCGGCGAGCATGATGGCCTCGATTCGTGTGTATGGCCAGTCGGTTGTGGTCTTGTCCGTGTTCATGGGTTATTCCTCCATGCCGCGGATCCAGCGATCCATAGCGGCTTTCGTGACCCTGCGTCGGCCTGGCTTGCCGAAGCGGTTCGGCGGGCGGAATGTGTCGAGGTCACCGTTGTTGATCGCCAGGCGTACCCCCTCGTAGTCGAGTGAGTACACCTGAGCGGCTTGGGCGGGCGACCATGCCTGCCGCTCTCCCAGTGGCACACGGCTCGTGTCCTTCAATGCTTCGGCGTTCTTCGGTTCGCTCATGTCGGTCTCCTTAGAAGCTCTTGATCTTGGCCGTGAGGCGTTGGAGAATCTGGCGCGGGGTGCCGGTGACGAACACGTGTTCGCCGCCCCAGCCCGCGTCGAGGCTGAACAGGTGGCCCTGGTTGTCGAGCATGAGCTGGGTGACGCCGATCTCGAACTTGCCGGGCGCGGTGCTGAACACGATGCCGTATGGCGTGGCGTCCGTGAACTCGTATCTGCCGGAGTCCTCCATGAGCCCGGCCAGCGCTTCCTTGGTTGTCTCGTTCATAACACCGTTCCCTTCGATTCAAGGGAAACCATGAAATTGAATTCGAGGAACAGAACCAGGGCCATCACGATCCAGAACAGGATCGGATGATCGTCCGAGAAAAAACGCAGCAGCCAGGCCACGCCTGCCGGTATCGCCAAAAACACCATGGCGCAGGCGAAAGCCGCCGCCGTTCCCGTCTGGGGGTTCGAGCAGTCGCGACCCCGCAGCGTCGTGTACGAGGTCACGAACCGCAACGCTTTCGATGCGTTCGATGTGAGGGCGGAATACAATGGCGACAAGTCATACGAGCTGGGCGACATGCCCAAGGGATCATCCACGAGCTTCGACTTCGTTGAATCAGCGATCTGGGGTGGGGTGCAAACGGATATAACCATCAGCTGGCTCCCTTCGCCTGATGCGACGAAGCGTGAACATCTCCGGATGGCGATGCCGGCCCGTCTATAGACAGCAGGTGCTGCAGTGCGGCCGCGTCCGTCAGCACGACTTTCGTGACATGGACCAGCGCGGTGCCGTTGTCCAGGTATTCGACCTGCAGTGGATGTTCTTCGAACCGGGCGACCTCACCGGGCTTCATTCCGAAGACCGCGGCCAATCGAGACCTAAGACTTTCAGGCAATGACGAGTAGGAAACGTTGACGCACATCACGCCACCAACTTCTGCGAGCGCGGCACCATCGGGACTCCATTGGTTAGCTGGAATCCGGACACGATTCTTATGATTTCCACTGCCGATGGCGTCTTGCCGTTGGTCAACTCCTTGTACCGCTCCTCCGTCAATCCACAGGCGGCAACAAATGCCGGATGACTGAGTTTGCGCTCCTCTTCCAACGAGGCGAGGAACTTAGGGGATATGACCAGCCCGTCCATGTCTCACTCCTTAATCAAAGTGTTTAATTTCTTAAACGAACTGTACCACAACTTGAACGGTTGTCAAACCGTATTTGATACGGTATGTTTAATAAATGAGACACATGGTTAGGAGGTAAACATGAGTGCATTCACGAAATGGATTGAGGAGATCTCCGGCGGCAATATGAGCAACCGAGAGCTCGCCAAAAAGGTCGGCATGACCGTCGCCACATTTCATCGCAAATGGACGGAAGACGCCTTTGTCTCGGATGATGCGATCACAATCGCACGAGCCTTCGGCCGTTCGCCAATCGAAGCTCTCGTAATCCTTGGCTCACTGACCGAGGAAGAGGCCAGCAAAGCCGCAAGGGGCTACTCGCTATCCGAGTACACGACCTTGGAGCTCAGCCAGGAACTCTTGCGGAGAATTCAAGCAAGCGCCGAAGTCCCTGATTATCTCGACAAACCGGTCGATGAGGCCGCAAAGAAAATTCTGTAGAATCTACGTCAATTGGGCGCAGGGCCATCTCCCCGCTCGGCAATCCATCTAGAATATGTGCCTCAAAAATCGTTAGAATATAAATCACCCCGGTCGCTCGTGCGAGCGCCGGGGCTTGATTATGTTGTTTGGCCTATCGTATGAGTGCGGTAGCTGTTCGTAATCCGCCTTGGGTTCCGATTTCGATTTTCGACATGGCTCCGTTATCTGTAATCAGGTCGAGGCATGCCGCATTGTCCGTCAGGTCCAGTGTCCCGATCTGCTTTCGGCCGATTTTGACCTGCACGCCCAGCATGCCGTCGACAACAGTCTTCCGCAGGAGCGCCCATAGCAGCGTGCCGTCTTCGTATTGATCCAGCGTCTCGCTGGCATTGTCGTTCAGTTTGATCGGAGTGCGTTTGGGGCCGGTGATGTCTTTCTTGTGGGGCATTTTGTTTGCGGTTCCCCATGTGGACATGTTTGTCTCCGCGTCTTCTCCTGCGGCTCTTGCCTTCTGAGATGTCAGAGCCCCCTGCTGAGTCTGAGATGCCATTGGGGATTTGTTTTGCGTCATCAGGCGGGATTCGGCGAGCGCCGTCTTGTATTCCTCCGAAGGGGTCTCAGCCTCCGGCATTTCCACGCGGACGTCGAGTTTAACGGCTGCGGTTTTCCCTGATTTGGTGTGGGCGAGCGCGACGCCGCCGATCTTGGGGACTTGGTGGTAGTGGCGTGAGGTGTTGGTGGGCGTCATCCATCCGATTTGTTCGCCGTCGAGGGTGACGAGGATGGTGGGTTCTCCCATGTGGGTGCCTTTCGGGTTTTCTCCTCGTTGGAGTTCGACCCAGAACCATGCGCCGGCTCCGTACTCATTGAGTTTGTCCTGGTGTTCTTCTTCGCCTACGATTTCGACGCCGCCTTTGGAGGGTATGACGATTCCATAGGGTTTTTCATTGCGCAGTTCGATTCCGGCGTTGGCCATGTGGCGGCTGCGGAATACCGTCTGGGTTTTCTGCCGCTTCTGGCGCAAGGTGATCTGCTCGTCATCGTCACTGACTTGTTGGGGTGCCGTGATGGCTTTGAGTCTCTTGTAGCATTCCAGGGTGTCTTTGGCATCGGCGAGCGCTCGGTGTTCCTCGGTTTTGTTGATGCCGGTGCGTCGCATGACGTCTTGGAGGGTGTGGCTGGTGGCAGTCGGGTATTTCTCCCGACTGAGATCCGCAGTGTCGAAGGTCTCGTTGCCGAGGTTGGGAAGTCCGGCGTCTTGGAATGCCTGGTTGAGGAATCCGATGTCGAATTGGATGTTGTGGCCGAGTATGGGCAGGTCGCCGATTCGGCGGCGTAGCTCGTGTATGACATCGACGATTCTCGGTTGTTCTTTGAGCATGTCATCGTCGACACCGGTCAAATTGGTTATTTCAGGCGGTATCAGAATGCCGGGATTGATAAGTTGTGAGTATTCGCCAATCGATTCGTCGTTTTTGACGTACACGATTCCGATATCGATAATGCCGCATGTCTTCGGACTGAAGCCAGTGGTCTCGAGATCGAGAACGATGTAATCGGCATCAGGGTGGTCACCGCTTTCGTTACGGATGTGGTCGTCTGAGCTTTTCTCGGCATGGAAACCTGCGGCACCGGCCACGAACGGTTCCTCAGGAAGGTCAACAGCCGAGGCAGTGGAGTCTAGAATCGTTCGCGCATCAGCTTGCCCTGTGATGCCAGCTATGCTTCCCTCGGTCTTTTCGGTCGCGGTTTTGGCTTGCTTTCTCTTGAATTCTTCCGGGTCTTTGATCATGTCACCTATGATCCAGAGCACCAATCCCACGAAAGCCAGTGCCACCGCCACGATTATCCCGAATATGAGCCCCAAAAGGTTTACCTTGAATCCGGCAACCACGAACAACAACGCGAACAGCCAGGCTATGGCGGCGAGCGCTCGGAACGCAATCATGCCAATGATTCTTGGTAGGGACGTTTTCTTCTTCGCCGTATGCTGTCCGTTTGGCATCATGCCCCAATCTATCGTTTTGCAGCCGTCTCATTGCGGCCCTACGTAGATTTTACAGATGGTTGCGGTCGTGTCGATTGTTTCTGATTTGACATACTTGCATAATTGAGGTATATTAGTTATGTCAGCAAAACAGAACAGTGAAAGGAGGTGAACATGGACGAGGTCTGGAAAGCGATCGAAGCCATCGGCTCCCTGCTTGTCGGGATTGCGGCCGTCATCGCCGCGCTCAAGTCCAACGGCAGCGAGCCATCGCCCAAGCCGAAGCCAAAACCGCCACGCAGGCGGCGCAGGCCACGCAGGTAGAGCAAGAGCCGTAGATTCCGAATAACCCTACTATCCGGAGCTACGGCTCCTTTCCCAGACTAATCCATGAATCATCATGAACGCAAAAAGCGCATACAGGTTCGTCTCGCTGGCATGCGGCGCGATGTGCCTCATCCTCGCCATCGGCGGACGGACCATCGCCGCCGGGATCTTCGGAGCCGCCGCCGGCGTCTTCGGATACCTCGCGGGAGGAGAACGATGACCGAACGTTTCCTGAGCCTCAAGGAGGTCGGCGAGCGCCTCGGCGTGAAGAATCCAGCCGCGAAGGGCTACAACCTGCCGAAGCCGGACGCGCTGATTGGCACGACGCGCGGCTGGCTGCCGGAGACCATCGACCGGTGGAACGCGGCCCGTCCCGGTCGTGGGGTCGGTGGCGGCAGGCCGCGCAAACATCCCGTTGAATAGGCGAAAGCCCCCCGACACTCATTGTGAGCGCCGGGGGCTTTCGTTTGTTTCGTTTATGAGGCTTCCTCAATGACCTCGGCTTCGATGATGTCGGCGTCGTCGTGGAGGTCGGGTATGGCCTGACCGAGGAGTTTGGCGAGGCTGGCTTCGTCTCTGTGGGTGTAGTGGTTGGTCATCGTGATGCTGGTGTGGCCCATGATGGCGGTGCGTGCGTCGTCGGGCATGTTGGCGCGGGCCGTCATGCTGGCGGTCCAGTGGCGTGCGCTGTGGATGGTGACCGGTGGAAGGCCCGCGGCCTTCAGAGCCTTGTTCCAGTTGTAGCGTTCGGTGCTGCTGCGTATCGGGTTGCCGCGCGAGTTGGTGAATATGAGCTGGCGCGGGCCGATGCCGAGTCGTTTGACGCGCGCCCACAATCGCTGCCACAGGCTCATGGATATGGGCACGAACCGGTGCGCGGCGCGGGTCTTGGGCGTGGTGAGCCACAGGATGCCGTACAGGTGCTCGGCTTTGAGCCAGGCGGGTATGACGGCTTGTTCCGGCCTGCCGTATTGCTGGATCTGCTGCTGTACGTTGATGCCGGGCACGCCGTCGCGTTGTTCGAGCTCGTAGGGCATGAGCGCGTAGCGTTCGCCTTCCCTCATGCCGGCCGCGAACGCGAGTTCGAACAGCAGCATCCAGGATTCATCGACGTCCACGGTCAGGGCCGGTCCGCGTCGTTTCGCTCCCCGGTTGGGCACGGCCTCGATCAGCTGCTTCGGCTGGTCTGGCGAGAGGATCCTGGTCTCGGTGGGCTCCACCCTTGGCGGCTTGACCCTGCGGCACGGATCCACGGGGATGAGCTCCTCGAGCTCGGCCTGGTCGAGCATCATCTTCAGGCTCACGAAATGGTCCTTGAGCGTGGAGGGCGCGAGCCGTTTGGAAAGCACGCGCATGCATTGGCGGATATGGTCAGGGGTCAGCTCGGTGAGGCGGATACAGCCGATGACCTCCATGCACGCATGGATCCTGCCGGCGCGGGTGCGGTACGTGGTGGGCTTGACGTTGAGCCGGTATTCCTCCAGCCACCGCTCCGCGTAATCCTTCAGGTACGGGCTCTTGGCGCCGGGCAGCAGGCCGGTGCGTTCCATCTCGGCGACCTTCGCGTCGAACCGTTCGCGGGCATCGGCCTTCGTCCGGCCGGTCGCCGCTATGAACCGCCGCTTGCCGGTCGCGGGGTCCCGGCTGATCTCGCGGCGGAACTCCCATCGTCCATCCGCGCGGTGGATGATGCTGCCCGCGCCCTTCGTGCGCCGCGACCGTCCGCCCGTCTTCCGTGAGGTCTTCGCCGTCATGGTGTTCTCCTTGTGTCCGAGAGCACTCAATGAGCGTCCACGCACATGGCGAGAACCGTTGCGGCGAGTGTCCTCCGGTGTTTCCGAAGTGCACTCTATTTACACTCTATCGCCGCGTAAAACGGCGGAATACGTGCGTAAAACGGCGGTTTTCCGTAAATCGAAAAACGGCGTGATTCCAACGTTCCGACACTCCGGACCCCTTGGAATCACGCCGTTTTGCAGGGTCTAAAGACCCTACTTGGAAACATTGAACTTGAATGTGTTCGTATTTTTCGTTTCCCTGTGTTTTCAAGGGTTTCAGCGTCTCGCCTTTTGTGCGTACACACTATTGACACTCTATTTTCTTGTGTTGATTCAATTGTATACAAGAAAACGCCCCGCCCGGCAAGCAGAGCGGCTCATGTAGAGCCGTCTGCGATGCCTGAGCGGGGCGTTCGGTTTTCAGGGCATGCCTTGGTCGTCGGCGAGCGCCGCATACAGTTCGAGTGCGAGTACGGCTGCGATCAGGCCCGCGCATTCGACGAGCCATTGGATGCGGTTCATACGCCGAGCTGTTCCATGGTCTTGCACACGAGCGCGTCGATCTGGTCGAAGCGGCTCCACCATGGGGCGCCGTTGTTGCCGTGGATCAATGGCACGCCTGCCTGCTGGAGCAGGTTGGCCTGGTCGGGGTGTGTGAGCGCGGTGCGCCCCTTGCCGGGCTCGCAGTACCAGATGACTCCCGTGGAGTCGTTGCGGATCATCATTGCCGCCATGATATCTACCTCCTGTGTTCCGGTGTTGCCGGATAGCTTCTGTTGGACGAGTTGGACGAAGGCTCCCCAGTTGTAGCCGAAGCGCGTGAAGTACGGGATGGGGTCCGTATGGTCGGATCCGCCGTAGGTCTGGCTGAACCATTGGTGCGGGTGCATGCGGTCGACGCCCCACCCGTGCGCGCGGAGGCGCTGGGCTATCACGTCGGCTGCGATGTCGATGCCGCGCCAGAAGTCCGACGCGTTGGTGGCCTCGCAGATCTCGATGCCCTCGCACGTGCCGTTGCCGTTGCCGACCTGCCAGCACAGCCGGTCGTAGGGCACGCAATGAATCGCCTCGGTCCAGTCGGACGTGAGGTGCACCGCGTAGTCGTAGCCTCGCGACCACAGGTCCCGGTGGTTGCGGGCCGTGGCGCCGGGATTCGCCGTGCTGTGGACGGCGAACAGGGACGGATTGAGGTAGCCGTGCCCTGCGTTGACGATCTCCTCCTTGATCCGCACTATTAGTCACTCCGTGGTGGTCTTGGCGTCCGGGTCGGAGATCATCTCGCTCATGGGCACGACCTCGCCCGGCATATCCACCGCATTGCCAGTGGACTGGGCGAGCTTGACGGCGTTGACGACCTGCTGGCCCTGCACGGCCGCGGAGGTCACGTTGTTGTTGCGCCACCACGCGTACACGGATGCGATGACGGCGATGACGCCGGTGATCGCCGTGCTCACCTGGTCCGAGGTGAACGGCAGCTGGCTGATGCCAGCGATGGACAGGCCGGTCTGGACGACGCTGAACAGCTGGACGAGCAGCAGCACGATGGATTTCGTGCGCTCCACGGTCAGACCTGGAATCGTGGTGGTGTTGGCGGCCTTGTGGTCGGCCACGCCTTTGGTGTTTGCCATTGGTGTTCCTTTCTATTGGTGGTGGTTTCCTCCGAGCCGGAGGTCGTTGACCTCGTGGCGCAGTTCGATGAGGTTCTGCTCGGTAGTGGTGATGCGACGATTGACGGTCGCGAACTCGCCGTTCATGTCGTCACGCAGACCGTCGACCGCGCCGCGCAATGATTCGATGGCGTCCAATGTGCGCAGGGCCTTGTCGTCGAGGTCGTCGCGCAACGGCATCTCATGGTTGTTCGTTATCTCGCCGCGCGTCGCCCGATCCCTCTCGTCCCCTCTGTGGTTGATCCAGATGGCGGTGACGATCTGGGCGGCGAGCACCAGGGCGCTCACCACGATGTACGCCCATGCGGGCAATCCCTCGGGCAGGTTCATGCACGGCTCCTACGGTATGGAAAACCCACACGCAGATCCGCATGGAACGGCCATGCTGCGTGTGGGTTTTGGAGGTATGAAATGTTGCTGAATGAGTATTGGGACGAGTCGTATTGGCCGTCATGTGGCAGGCTGCGCGAATGCACGCGCGTCGGATATGCGAGTGCATGGCGACGTCACATACGACCCGAATTGGGTGACATGGACCTGGCTGACCTGACAGGGCCGCGTATCCAATCGTGGCTGGACTCGATCACGTCGGCCGGAGCGGCGCGTAAGGCGTGGGCCGTATTGCGGCAGATGCTGCGTTCGGCGGTGCGGCTCGGATTACTGGATGCGGACGTGACCGGCAGGGTCACGCCACCGAAACCGAGCGGTTATGAACCGGAGGTTTTGGATATCCGCCAGATACGCCAGTTGCTGCAGGGTTTCCACGGGCATGAGCTCGAGGCATGGCTGATCTGCAGCGTATGCCTCGGATTGCGCACCGAAGAAGCCCTCGGATTGGAATGGCAGGATCTGAACCTCAACACCGGCAAGGTCAGGGTCCAGCGCGGCCTGCAATGGGTGGACGGGCACGAGGTAATCGTGGATCCAAAAACCGAGTTGAGCCGTCGCACCATCGTGCTGCCGCGATTCGCGGTACTTCGACTCCGTGAAATCAGGCCACGAGACGGTGGCCGACTCATCGGCTCGTTGAATCCCGGCCAGGTCGCTCGTCGCTACGCCACATGGTGCAGATCGCAGAACCTGCCGTATGTGCCGAGACGGAACCTGCGCCATAGCTGGGCGTCCACCGCGTTAGGCGCCGGCGTAGATGTGGCGGTGGTCAGTCGAGCACTCGGCCACTCCAGCATCGCTACAACAGCCCGCTACTACCTGCGCCCAGACAGTGAAGTACTCCGCGAAGCGCAACGCACATGGGAGCACGCCCTCATACGTTGATAGGGATTCGCTAACCCAATCGTCTGTATCGTTTACTGGCCCCTACGCGATGAATGTACTACTCATGCGCATAGGTCGCATCGTTATAGCGGTCGGCCAACCTTCGCCATCATCTAGTTATGCGACCGGAGAATTGAAAGCTATAGAGAAAATCCCGGAAGGATACAGGCCAGCTTCCTACGGGTCGATTCTGTTTGTATCGAACAATGGCGGCGCTGTCGGTAGCTGGTATATAAGCTCTGATGGAAGCATCACCATCCGCGGCAAAGCGGATAAAGGATATTACCAAACCTGTACTGGCTGCTGGCTGACCGCCTAGCTTTCGCTAACCCCGCCGCTGCATCTCTATACGGGCAGTGGCGTCTATAAGGATGCCGGTAGCGGCGGCTACGCGACCCTGTGGACGTTCGGCCAGTTCAAAACCAAGTTCGGCCGCGACTGGAACAATGACGTGGTCGTTGCCGCCATCAACGGTGACTGGGACGCGAACGGCCGTCAGGTCACCTCTGTGCGTGTCAGCCCGTCCGGGAACCGCATCGATGTCATGTTCGACGGTAAAAACACGGCACCTATCCGCGTCAACTGGGCCGTCATGTGGCGCGGATAGGGATTCGCTAACCCCTATACGGTCCGGCAAAAAAAACGTGACGTTCACCGGCAGCGTCGCTGACATCCTGTCCGATGCGGAATACCGTGCCCTGGTCGGCCGGAGCTACACTGGTGGCGATGTGGTTGTTTTCACGCCCGTCACCACCGGCGTGGATACGGCGCTGGTCGCATGCTACGACGTGCCCCATAAGGTCGTCCGCGCCATCCAGGTCGGCACCCAGCAGAACATCACGATGGATGTCCGGTTTGCGGTGATCCCCGCCGTCTAACGCGCGCCGAGAATCCTCGTGATGGTCAGGCACTGCGTGTCTGACGTGTTGCCTTCCATCACGTGGATTCGGTGTCCGATGATCTGCACGCTCGTGTCGGCGATCCGGACGAGAGTGGCCTTGCCTGACGCGAGCCCGTTCACGAAATTCATGCCGACGAATGAGAGGACGATCGATCCTGCTTCGGCGGCAGTGTGGAACAGCCTCGGGTAATGGTCATCATCATTACCCTCGATGATCAGCTCGCGGAAATCCGTGATCGATTCGGCGAGCGGGAGGGTGCCGGTTTTGCCGCTGGTGCCCTCCCATAGGACGGTGGGGGTTAGCGAATCCCACATGTCCTTCATTGGTTTCAGCACGTTGAAGAGCGGGACGAGGGTACCGACGGTGATGCCGTTGATCGGGATGCGGTAGAGGGGCATGTCGTGGGTGGCGACGCCGTCGAGGATACTGCCGGTGTTGTGGGCCGGATCCGCCGGGGTACCGGTGGTGGGGGTGCCCTTGAGGACCACGATTGAGCAGGTTTCCACGCCGGTGGTGGTGTTCTTCGAGTAGCGAAGCACCGCGAGATCGTTGCGTTTCTGGCCTTGGGTGCCGGATTGCACGGTGGCGGTGGTGGTGCCGGTCAGGTGCACATGGCGGCCGTTCAATACGGCGTCGCCTGATTGGACGGCGATGGTGTTCGCGTTGCTCATGGTGGCCTTGAGCTGATTACCGGTCGTGAGCGCGTAGTCGCCGGGGCCTACGAGACCGGCTTGGAATGCGCCGATGTCGTCGCTGCCGATGTGTGGGGTGCCGGCGAAGCCGGTGATGAGTTCGACTGTCATGTGTTCTCCTGACGTTTATGCGGTGCGTTTCCAGAGGCGGCCTCGTCCGATGGTGTCGGGGAGGCGTGTCCATGTGCCGCCGATTGTGTTGGGGTCGAGGTTGGGGGTGGTTTCGATGATCTCGCCGATGGGGTGGGCGGCCGTGAACATAGTGCGCGTGTTGGTGCGTTGCAGTAGGTTCGTGACCGCCCGTGCGAGGCCGTGGAGGGTGACGTATGTTTCCGCCATGGCCGGGGTCCCTTAGGCGAACAGGGCGTCGATTTCGGCGTCGCTGGCCGGGGTGATGTCGGTTTTGCGCATGTAGCCGCTCAAATCGATCATGCCTGTGAGCGCGTCCCATTTCATGACGGTGGTGTCGCCGGTGGTGACGGCCACGGCGACGACGTTGGTGCCGGCGGGCAGGGTCTTGCCTGAACCGTCGACGAACTGGTCGTCGGTGGTGAACTGGTCTGTGATGTTCCACACGTCGCCCTTGGTGGCGGATGCGGGGGCGGGCAGGCTGGCGAACATCGTGGATCCCTTGGCGCGGAATGCGGAGCCGAGCGAGTTCTGCAGTTCGGTCTTCGCGGCGTTGACCTTGGAGTCCACGTTGGCGGCGGTCTGGTAGCCCTTGCCGGTGACGATGGTGTCGACCTGCGCGGCGGTCTGGT